CAACCTTTCTAAAACCCGGAGATGAATTTCTCAATAGTAATTTTATATCGGCAAAAGGTGGACACGTTAAAGACACACGTGTCGTCAGAGATGGTGCCATGAGCCATACTTACAGTGTGGAGCATGAATCTAAGTGTGGCGGCAAGCTGTATACAGGAACTGTAGACGGTAGCGTGGAATTCAGCGTGGTCGGCCTAGGAAAAGGTGATTTTTCAATGCAACTGCAAACTAGACCCAGTGAGGAAGATCTTAAAAGAGAAGCTGCTAGACGAGAGCTAGTAAAACAAAAAAAAGAAAAAAAAGATAACAAGTCTACAAGAGTAGAAAAATTGGGTCACGCACTGAAACATCTCAGTGTGAGCAAGCAAGATGAGAACAGCTCCTCATCTTCTCTTCCTCACATGCGAGCAGTAATGTCAGAACTTACTCCGTTAGAACCGTCACTGGTCCAAGTGTGTAAAGTATCACAACACAGATTTATGGGGTTCCTCGACGGACTCAACGCTGAGTTAATTGACAGCAGCGGAGCATTTAATTCTGACCTTCTAGGTGAACAACTTCGTAAGTTGCCTGGGTATAATAAGCGAGACTATGATGATATGCAAGTCTGGCTGGCCGCAGTGGACAAGTGCCAAGGGGAAAGCCATGCTAGGTTGTTATATAACATGGCTTGCTCCATTACGAGGGCACAGTTAGTGCAGAACAGCACGTTGTATAACTCGGAAAGACGAACTGGTAGTGTGCTCGGGTATACTCACTTTGACTCTCATACGATTAGCAGCCAGTATGAGCACGGTCCAGGCCTAGTAGAGGTAAATATGTATGCAGATGTGTCTAGGCCGGCAACCGTCACAGTAGTAGACAGGGACAGCTTCAGGGGTGAGCATGTGTCACATCTGCACATACCGAACAAGACGGCCAAACAGATAGCTTTTGTTTTAGGCCACAGCGGTAAGCGAGAGGTGAAGGACAGCGCGTTCAACTTTGAGTTCGGTATACCTGACCTGGGTGTGAAGAACGTGAGTTACACCGACAAAGTTGAACCTGACCAAGTGTTAGACTACTTTGTACAGGACACTTTGGCCTTAGACTTGAGTAGATACTCAATAGCAGAAATGACGGCCGCCCTACAAGTGTATATCAAAAGTATGCGCTTGGAGGCAGAATACCTGGTAGTATGTGAGGTCATGAACCTCAGTGGTTTCTTTCCCTTGCCAGATACGCGCGAAGGTACGTGGTGGAGCCGGTTCCGAGTACAGGTGTGTTTACCAGAATTTTTTAGTTTGCGGAGTGCGCATCCTATGATGGTAGAAGGTAGTCCCTATACTATAGAAAAAATAGGGGCACACACTACTTCGATTTCCCAACAGAATAGTTACAGAAGCATGATAGACTATGCTGTGATGAACTACCGAATAATGTTAGGGGTATACGAGAAAGTAAGGCGTGTCGCGGAAGGGATAGATTCTTTCGGGCCCGACAGTGCAGCACATGATGTGCCTTACGAATATCTGTCTGTTTTCGAAAGCACCGAGCTAGAATCCGGACTGGTCCCAGGGTACGGGGTCAATTATAATGCTGAGGAGATAGCCAGGGCGTATGCTGATGGAGACGTAAAGTACTATTATTATGAGACGGATCCGGACAGCTACGCGGCACACATGAAGGACAACGATGTACTACCTGCACATAAAGGAGAATTATGTGCGGGCAACACAACATCAGTGCCGCCACCCACTAGCCTTGTACCATTGTACGGCGCTTGCCCTGCCGAGCTGCTGGCTTACCAGTACATGAACGGTGGTAGAATAGAAGCTTTCGACCAGAGCAAGGGAGCAGCGGAGTATTTTTCTTATCAGGAAATGATGCTTGTAGCTAACTTTCTACGGCTCAACAGAACTGACTCGACGTGGCAAGAAGTACAGCGTGGCTGTGACACTGAGGTGTTCACAGGTGCTATGTCAAAGGTCACTCACGCACCGTTCTACTACGATGACCCTATGGTACAGTACTTGAACACAAGCACACGGAAAAGGGACCCGGAGAGCCGGTCATGTGGACCCGGGTATCAGAGTATCTGTACATACGGGTTGCAAGTGGCATATAGAGCTTTGTGGTCGGGAGTAAAGAGTTACAGACGTTTCACTGTATCTTACAGAGGCGTAAGGGCGAACCGGAGGTCTAGGCCACTAGAATTCAAGGTGGCAGGATCAGCTACGTATCACAAATTCGTAGGCGGAGCACCACTCACTAGCCCCGAACAGGACCACTTGGGGGAGTCGAATTTTCACAAGGTGCAAAAAGCTGCCCCCGCTGTAGGGCCATCGACGATAGTACACAATACCGCGAGTACACAGGATACTGGGGATCAGCACGCAGCAGAGATAAGTCAGGATCTGCCAGAACAAACACCACCAGTAGAAGAAGGTGGGTCTGGCAAGCAATAAAAGACACCGCGATCCCATTTAGAGTCAGCCTTATCTACAAAGGCGCTCTGGGGTTGCGGGCAATCGACAACTATACTGAGAACGGGACCAACTACATGATGGCAGTCACGGGTACCATCGAGTATGTGGAAAAGTATTTACACTACAATCAGATAGTGGCTGGGGACTGCAGTGGCATGTTCTTAGCAACACTAGAGTACGAGAGGCGAGTCCTTAGCGCTTTGGTACTGCGTAACGTCCACACAAATACAGCCAGTCTGTACTTGAGGGCAGACTACAAGTACGGGGCATATTGGCCATTCTTCAAACAAGTAGTGAGTACTAACATGTGTGTGAACACTAGCCGGGCAGCTGTTTATGGGGTGGATTATTCTGCACCTTTCAGACATTTAGCTTCATCGAGCAAGGTGAAGCAAAGCCGCAAGGATATCATCCTGCTCACAACAAGTGAACAGGTGGCATACTTGGAAGAGTTGCCACGGGCAAAAATTTCTGCTGACCATCATATACATTATTCGGCCATAGATAGCTGGAACGTTCTAAAGGAGAAGGACAGAGACTTAGCCACTAGCTTGGTAAGCCTACTTAGTCGCCAGAAAGGATGGACGATGACTGGTATATCAGGGGTGCTGGGGTACGCGGCATTGCTCGGGAAGTGTTGTGCATTCCGGTTACACTCTAGGGACTTCTTCACACCTGGCAGCAGTATGAACGAGTGGTACGGTTTCCACAAGGCCACCAGCACTAATTACAAGATGCACGCTAACATTATGAATTACAGGCTAGAGGAACTTTACGAAGTTGAAGTGTTGGTTAACAGACTGGACTTGGGCATGGACTGGGACAAAGAGTATGTTAACCGTACTACAATGAATTTGACACGGTTGCAGGATGCACAAGTGTATAAGGCCGCATCCTGGTTATTTCGTACCGCGAGAGCTTCAGGTAAGCGACCGAATAAGCAGAACTGGAATAAGTTTTGGTCTAAGAGATGGGAGTGGAGCACTACAGGGGCCACGAACTACCCTTACCCTAATGACTTTCAGTACCCTGCCTGGTACGCCAAAAATAAGTTCATGACCTATCTTCAGATGCGGAGCGGACTTGAGCTAAACGAACTCGCTGCTATGCCGGCACGGATTACAGCAAAGCCTAGTATCAAGTACGAGTGGGGAAAAACTAGAGCCATTTACGGGTGTGATGACATTTCGCATTTAGTATACACCTTTGTATTGGGTAGCCCAGAAGAGCTTCTGCCATCATGGATACCTTTAGGGGCTAGCAGCAAAGACGAGTACGTGCATAATTTGCTTAACCAAGTAAGCAGCAAAGGATACAGCCTTTGTTTAGACTTCGAGGACTTTAATTCACAGCATAGTTCAGGTAACATGCGGGCTGTACTCGAAGCTTTCTTCGATGTATATTCTCAAGACTTAACTGACGATCAACTAAAATTGCGCCGATGGGTGTTGGATAGCGTACTGAATCAGTATGTTATGCCCGGGTCTGGCAACACACATGCATACAGGACGGAAGGTACTTTATTCTCTGGTTGGAGGCTGACTACATTCATGAATACTGTTATGAATTACTGCTACACCCAATGCTTAGTAGAAGATAGCGGGGCTAAGTCTTACGGAACGCTCCATTCAGGGGATGATGTGTTTATGAGTGTGATGGAGCCTAATGACTATATACGTATGCAGTTTTCTGCCGAACGTTGGAACATACGGCTTAGCCTCCAGAAATGCTTTATGACTAGCATCAAAGAGTTCCTGAGGAAGGATCATCAGCATAAAGCTGGTGCACAGTACCTTGCCAGAGGTGTCAGTACGTTAGTACACGGCCGGACGGAAAGTGTACAACATTCTGACATTATAGAACTGCTTAAAGCCAACGAAACTCGGTTGGAGGAGATCGTTAACCGGGAAGGCAGTCCTAAAGTGGTGGATCACTTCAGGAAGATATATTTGGCAAGAATTAAGCGAGACCCTATTTATGAGGGCATAACAGACGAAGAGATCCGAGCTATCTACGAGCTGCACCCTGTGAACAAGGGGATGAACATGGCTGCAGAAGCGAAAGGTTATGGGTTACAACTAGTGAGCAGGAGGAAGCACACACTAGAAGGGTACGACCTCCCTGGTGTTCGGGATTACGTACACGAACTTAAGAAATATTTAAAGGACACCAAACATGTAAAGCAACTATCCAGGTCAATCTGGAATGCAACGGAGAGAGTGATCTTCAGCACAGTGACGCGAGTAAGCGGGTTCATAGAGATGGACTTAGCGGAAAGGCGGGTAATGAAGAGCCTCTACAAATTGTATAGCAGGTATAAAGCGGACATCCATTACGGTAAGTGTCGATTAGTCGGTATGGACGTAGTGAGCAGAGACTTGTCAGAGTCAATACGTCATGTTGACATAGTTATTGGGGACAAGCCGAACTATTACGAGTGGCTAAGCATATTAATATAATAGCTGCCACCTGCTATACAACGTAGGGGTCTGCAACTCGCTCGACCTTAGCGGGGCTAAGTCTTACGGAA